AGCCCGATATGCGCCAGGGCGGGGGCGACGATTTCATGCCGGAACTGCGCGATACACAGGCCGGTCATTGGGGGGACCCGATGACATGGGGACGATGCAGGAACGGGACATTGGCGAAGAAATAGTCATCCCATGTCTGGCTCGACAGCAGGGTGCCCCCGACCATGGCCAGCAGCGTGAAGATGATCCCCAGCACGGCGGATCGCTTTTTCCAGCGGCTTTCGGCAATCCGCGCCTTCGTCAGCGCGTCCTGGTCCAGCCGGTTCCGCTCTTTCTGCGCGCCGGTATGTTCGGCAAGCTGACGGGTCAGGCCCTGCATGTCGCGTGACTGCCGATCCAGTGCGGACGATGTCGCGGCATACTGGGCCTGCATTTCGGCCCGGATGGCCCCGACCTCCCGACGGGTGTCGTCAATCTTTCCGTCAGCACTGTTGCGCCAGCGTTCGAGGAAGCCAATACGTTCCCCATGGTCATCGAGGATGTCTTGCACATCCGGATCTTCGGTCATCTTTGTTCCAGGCAATAAAAAACCGCCCCAAGGGACGGTGATGGCAGGTGCGTATGGCAGGGCATGATCCATGCAGTGCGCCGTCAGGTCGTGGTGGATGTCGCCGCAGTCGTGCTTGCCGCCGTTGTCGCGGTGGCTGTCGTGGGCGTGACCGTGGCTGCTGTCGTTGTTGCTGTCGTGGCGGTTACGGGCGCGCCATAGGTGCTGCCGATCGGGTATTTGCGATCGGGGTCAGCAATGAGGGTGGTCCCGGCTGGGGGCGTCCATGCGGATGCGCCGTCCCATTCGACGTTATCGACCACGTATCCGGCCGGATGCGCGCTGGTCGCGGCCGTCAGGTAAACGGCATAGGTCTGCACTGTTGTGGTTGTCATGAATGTTCCCCATCACGGCCATGAAATGCGCCGGTGCTGTTAAGTTTGATTTTGCAGGCGATCCCCGATCCACGGCCCCCATCGCCGCCGCCAATCCTGTGCATCCGCACATCACCCGGCCGCATTATGTGGATCGCGCGCGGTGGAATGGCCCACGCCCCGCCCGAACCGATCCGTGCTATTATGATACGCATGCGTTACGGCAGCCATTTGAAGAGGAATGCGCCCCCTGCGCCGTTGCCGCCTGCGTAGTTTGCGCCGGTCAGCCCCGAATCGTACGCACCGCCACCGCCCGCCCCGGCACCACCGCCGGAAAACCCGCCGTGCAATCCTGCGCGTCCGGCACCGCCATACGGACCCGCGCCGCCGTTCCCGGTTAACATCGCCGTCCCCGCCTGCCCGTCCGACCCGTCATTGCCAATCGCCGACAGGAATGTGCCGGTGACGTCAGACACACCCGTCGTCCCATTGCCGCCAGCGGTGCTGAGATTCGAATTTTTCACACCCGGGTTTCCACCCGGCAGATATTGTAGCCGTTTCCCCGCGCCGTTCACGCACGACGTATCGCCCCCCGCGTAACCTGATCCCGGCCCCAGATTCCCCGGTCCGCCAGATCCGATCGTAAATGCCAGGCTGTCGCCCGCTGTGACGGCGTAAACGCCACGCATATGGCATCCGCCGGACCCACCTGAACCGGAATAGGTCTCGCTCGTCGTCGTGGCTGCGCATCCTGCGCCCCCGCCGCCTGATCCGGTGCCCTCCAGGTAAACCCGTGTCACGCCGGCAGGCACCACAACCGTGGTCGAGGCACTGACCGGAGAGAGCGGCGAGGACGCCAGCGTCAGCGCGGAGAGCGGGGCAAACAGCACCCGCAATGCGGCGAGCACCTGCGCGTTGTTGGTTTTGTCGGGCGTGATCCCCCCAGCGGTCACGATCGAAATCAGTTCTTCCTGATGGATATTGAACATATCCGGGTCAATGATGCTGGGGTCCTGACCACCGACGACACCCCATGTCGCGTAACCGGGTGTCCCGCTGTCGGCCGCAGGGGCAGGAAGTGTGGCAACCTGTGTGCCGTTTGCTAATCTGTACATTATCTCTCACCTGAATAATTGAACAGGACTGTGGTATGGGCGGGCGCGCGAGCCTTGATCTCGCACTCCAGGACGAGGTTGCCCCATGTGCGGTAACGGTCGCCGAACTGTGCCGCGCCGAACCGGGCGGAACTGACGGTTACGGCCGGGGCGTTGACCTGCCAGACATAGGCCCACGGCGCGCCGTAATAGCGGGTGCCGAACCGGGCCATACCAAACCGGGCTGGCGCGAACTGGGTGATCGTGATCGCGTAGCCCAACGCCGCCGCGAACTGGATGAAATAGGGAACCGACGCGCCGCCATTATCGGTCAGGCGCGCCACCACCTGGTTGCGGCGCAATTCGATGGTTGCCCCCTCCCCCGCGCAAGGGTCCGGCAGGCCCAGCGTGGCCTCCCATTCCGGCAGCAGGGTCACCGTGGAACCCGGAAACGCATCCGCGATCAGGTTGCCTGCCGCCTGTGCCGCACGCTGGAACGTGGGTGCCCAGACCTCGGCCAGCCGCCAGGGCATCGCATCGGGATCGCGCGACCAGATCCGGCCACGCGGCAGCATGTTGAGGAGTGCCGTGCGGAAATCCGCGACGCTGTAGATCGGTGCGGTCATGGATCAGGCCGAGAATGTGATGGCGCCAAGCGTCGGCATGGCGCTGGCGGTGGCACCCGTGACGGGACCGGTGGGGGATGCGACCTCGAACGTGTCGAGGTCGAGCGCCGATAGCGCCTCCTCCCAGTTGTTCGGGCTGATCGTGCCGCCGGGGGACGACAGGCGGCGGAACATGTCCGTCAGGGCGGTGGTGATCGCGGCCTGGTTCGCGGTCGTATTGCCGGTGCCCAGATCCGTGATCGTGAAATCCGTGGGCTGCGCGACCGGGGCCGCAGCGATGACCAGCGCCGTGACAGGCTGATCAGGCAGGATGGCGTTGGCAACCGTCAACTGATCCCCCGTGGCGGTTGTGTATCGCCCATCCCCCGTGGCGCAGCCGTCCGTGCCGGCAGGAAACCCGCCGGCGGCCGCATTGGCTGTGTCCATCATGAAAAACACGATGACCGTCCCGTCCCCCATGCCGCCCGGCAGGCACCACGCGCGGGTGACGCCCGACACGGCCACGGCCCAATCAACGTAATCCTGTTTTTTCCCGTCCTGCCCCTGCGCCTGATAGGCGTCGATTACCCGGGTGCGGTAATCGGAATCGTCCTCGACGTCCGTGCCGTTCTGTGTAATCGCCGTGACCATACCGGTGGTCTGGATGCCCGCGACCGGGCTGGACAGGGTCACAGTGGCACCCGCCGCGACGTTGCCGGCGGTGCCTGTGCTTCCGGCGGTCCAGTTGACGGTTGTAACGCCGCCAGCCGTCACGCTGTCGGCCGAGGCCGTCGCGGTCGTACCGCCCAGCAGGATCAGTGCGGTCCCGGCCGGGATGATGGCCGTGCCGGTGGCAGGAAACGTGGCGGTGCCCGACGCCGCCGTGGCGCCCTTGGGATAAACGCCCTTCAGCACGCCCCATCCCACCAGGAATTCGCCCGTTGCGGTCCACGGCACGGATTGCAAAGACACCCAGTCGATATAGCCGTATTGCAGCCATGCCAGCCCGGCGAGGACCATGGACAGCACATACAGCACGGAAAAGCGCAGGACGGCCGTAACACCGGGGATGCCGCCACTGATAACGTCCTGCAGGGCCTGCTGGCGCAGTTGCGACAGGGTTGGACGCGGATAGGCCATTCAGGTCAGGCCCTCCCAGGCCCATGAGAATTTGAAAACCTGCGGGCTGCTGTTGCCCGGTTCGGTGATGGTGATGCTGAATTCAGCCATGGTGCGCACGCTGGCGCTCCACCAGGCGGAGACGGTGACGGACGTGGCCACGCCGTCGGTCACCAGCCATTGCAGGGCCTCGCGGCAGATGTCCTCGATTTCACGCGGGATGGCCCGCGTGCCGACCTTGACCGCGCGTTGCAACTGCCACAGGCGTGATCCGATCGGCAGGTCCGTGAACGCATCGCCCCACCAGCCGCGCCGGTCGGCCGAGGCCGCACCGATCGGCCCGGACGGCGATGCGATGCCCGCCGCCATGTCGTCGGACGACGGTTGCTGCGGGGCGACGCGATCTGTGAAAAGCGAGACCATGACCGCAGATTTCAGGGGGTTGTCGAGGGCCAGATCGCTGGACACGACAGGCCAGTCGCCGCGCGCCGCGCGGACGTTCCATGTGATGGCGATGTCCATTGTTTTTCCTTGGGAGTGGGATGCGTTGACTCGCGACGGGGCCGCCCGGCGTGCTATCGTGTATTCGGAAGGGGATCGACGCAGGCCCCATCATGCTCGATATGCGAGAGGCACCAGGGCGGGTAATGGGAAGGGCATCGTGAATGCCGACAGTTCTTCGTATCGGTGGATACCGGTTCTTTTTCTACAGCATGGAGGGAAACGAACCGCCCCATATCCATGTTGAATCGGGAGAGAATGTTGCAAAATACTGGCTGGAACCTGTTGCCCTGGCGATGAATGACGGGTTCAGGTCGCATGAACTGACCAAGCTACGGATGCTGGTTATTGAACATAGAGATGCGTTCAGGGAGGCATGGAATGCCCATTTTGGCAGCTAGGTTTGATCCGACCGCCACCGATGTGCGGATGGATGGCAGTATTCTTCATGTCGTCATGGCGGATGGGCGTGAACTGTCCGTTCCGCTGGAATGGTTCCCGCGCCTGCGCGATGCATCGCCGGAACAGCGCGCGCACTGGCGCTTTATCGGACGCGGCAAAGGCATCCATTGGCCCGACGTGGACGAGGATATTTCCATCGCCAGCCTGCTGCGCCTGTCCTGACCCTTAGACAGGTGGTCCGGTGTCCGCGCCATCATTGCCATTCGAATGGGCGTGGTCGGTCAATTTCACGCCCTGCGCCACGACCTCATTGCTGGTGATGGTGCCGCTGACCGTCAGGTCACCCGTGGCTGCGGTTTTTCCGTTGGCAGGCACGATTGCAATCGACCCGTCCGCCTTCAGCCAGATCCGGCTGCCGGTGGACGGGTGAAACAGGCAGACGTCGCCCGGTTGCAGGTCCTTCGGCCTGCCGCGCTGGTCCCCCGTGGCGATGACGACGCCGCGCGTGCGGTCGCCGCCCATGAATGCGACGACCAGGTCAGATCCGGGAACCGGGCGGCTGGCCAGCCCGTATTCCTGCATGACCGGCACGTCCGAACGCAGTTCCTGACCTGACAGAACCACCTGCACGGTGGGGGTGGCGGGCGTTTCGTTCGTGTCCGCCGTCTGTCGCCCGATCCCGAATACCATCATCACGCGGCGCGCCGTGCGCATCAGGGGGACGGTCATTGGGCGGTTCCGTCCAGCGGCGGCAGGTCCTCGGTCTGAATGGAATGGTCCACGTCGGCCTGCGCACTATTCAGCGCCTGGATGAACCTGTCCGCCAGCACCGGATTGAGCAGCGGTTCTGGCGAGAATGCCGACGGTGGCATAAGGACGACATCGGCATGGGTGCCGTCCTCGACCGTCTGGCGCAGGGTCAATTCCCCAATCAGCATATCTGACCCGGTGCCATTGCGCCCCGTAACAGGAACGCGCGTGTTGGGAAGCCAGAGCTGTCCAGATGCATCACGCCAACTGTCGGTCGTCAGCGTGATGGGATAGGCACGCCCATACCGGCGGTTGACCTCCCACTGCGCACGCTGCTGACAGACTTTATTGTTCTCGTCCCCATTTTCGACCGGAATGAACATGGTGCGCCTGCGTGGCACACCGGGGTCTGTGGCCTCGATGCCCACGGTCAGGGCGGACATCTGGCTTTCCAGCGCATTCACGTTCGGGTCGGTGAACAGGGAGACGGTATTCTGGTTTATGGCGATGACACTGGAATACCGGCCGCCAAGGCTGCGTACGATTTGGGCGCGTTCGATGTTCCGTCCCACGGTAAACCCGCTGGCGGCGCGGCGCGTGCCCACACCGGACATGCAGATATTGCCGTCAGGCTGGTCATAGAACAGGACACCGGCCAGCCGACACAGGCGTTCGATCACCTCGTACGCGGTTTCCGTCATGATGATGGAGAACGCGAGGATGTCGGTATTGCCTGCGTCATTGACGGAAATCACGTCAATGTTAACGCGGCGGGCCACAGCCCGGGCGATCGCCAGCACGTTGGTACTGTTCATCTGGAACGTCGTGAACTCCGCAGCACATTCCACCAGATCGACACTTTTCGAGGCGATCTGCACCTCGATCAGGTGATCTTCCGGCCCAAGGTCCTCGATCACCGTGATGACATAGCCGGTGAACACCAGATCGGACCCGATATAGACCTGACAGGTGTCGCCGGGATTTATTGTATCGGCCCCGGCAGCGGATGCGCGGGCGGCGGTCATGCCGAGCGCCGCCGTCCAGGGCATGATTTCGACCCCCAGCCGCAGCACGGCGGACGTCCAGTTCGTGATCTGGCGCGATGTGCCGCCACCGGTCACGATGATCGAGACCTGGTCGGACGGCGCGTTATCCCAGCCGAGGAAATCGGATATTGCGCTCAGCGTACCACTCATGACGAAAGGGCCTCGAAACTGGTGGGCATGAATGCCGGGTGGATGGGGTTGGCGCGGCGGATCAGGTCGGGCGCGCGCGCGCCGTTGGCATAAAGCTGCTGTGCCAGCACCAGCGCAGGCAGCGGGGCGTTGCGGGTAACCGTAATCACATCCGGCAGGCGCGCCCCCCGGTTGGCCAGGTCCTGCAACACCTGTGCGCGCAGCGACCGCAGCGCCTGGAACGTGGCGTCGCTGCCCGCGTCAGCCGCCGCCGTGGCCGCGTCATCAAGAAGCGTGCCGATGCGCAGCCGCATCACCTGCGCATCGTTGGCGGATGAGGGTTGCCAGTCCGCACAGGCATTGGCGAGCGACAGCAGGGCGGCCTGCCGGCACAGCGTTGCAGTCGCGGCCTGTGCCGTTGCGATTGCCCCGCCGATCGGGGCGTCGGATACCACCACCGATGCGCCATATGCGGCCAGCGGGGCCAGGACCGCGATCTGCCCCGCCGGATCCGCCACCGACATGCGCACCGATTCCGGCACCGCAAGGATGGCCGTTGCCAGCATGCCGGCATCCGTCGCATCCGCCAGCGCCGCGACATTCGCGCTGACGACCTGCCGGTTCGCGGTGAGGTTGTCGAGCAGGCTGGATTCCGTTGCGGCCGGGTCAATGGTTGCGCCGTTGCCGCCCACGTAACGGCCGAGGTTCCCCGGCAGCGGCCCCATGGCCCCCACGACCGCCGCCGGAGAACGGATGGCCGCAACCGCGCCCGCGCCCCAACTGGTGGCGACGGCGCGCCCGGCCCCCAGCACCGATGCGCCATAGGCATAGGGCGCCAGCGTGTCGGACGTGTAATCGGATGCCGATGCGCGCCCGAACGTCGCGGCCGCCAGCCCGATCGCGGCATCAAGCGCGAGTGTGATGGTGGAGCCGAGCCAGTTGACCGACTCCACCAGCTCCATCTCGATATCGACAATGCCCATCACCCCGTCGCGTTCGTACCAGTCGAACCGCGTCAGCGCCGCCTGTATCGCGCCGACCGTGGGATGGATCAGCGTGCCCGCCCCCTGCGTTTCCGCAGCCGTGACCAGCAGGTCACGTTGCACCAGGCATTCCGGCCCGATCAGGAAACCCCGGATCCGGTAGGCGCGCGGGGCGCGTCCCAGATCCTCGGGCCAGACCTGGTCACGGAACGGATAACGATGGATCTGGAAATTGCGCCCGTTGCTGCCGCCGCTGCCAACCACCACGAATGGCACGCCACGGAACGACGCCTGCAGGTATTCTTCTGCAAGGGTCGCGATCACATTGGCCATGTCAGTTTCCTACGGGTGTCAGTTCAGGCGGCATCGCCCGCTGGACGGGGATATTGTTGACGACACGGGTTTCCGAATTATGGTTTTCCGAACCATCCCGAACGGTACAATGACGCACCCGCGTCAAACCCAGGCGATGCAGCTGCCAGGCCATGGCCTGTACCGTAATCCCCAGTTCGGTCGCCATTTCCGCGCGCCCCATCCCCAAATGGAGCAACGGCGCAATCCGGGCCCGTTCAATATTCCAATCCAACGGCGCGGGCATCAGGTATTCACCGATGAATACCGCGCCATACCCGCCCCATCGCACAACATGCAGATGGCAAGCACTGGCACAGTACGCCGCGACAGCAGGTCACCGCCCGTCCAGGTCGAACGCAGCCAGCCACGACCGGAACAACAGGCGCAGGACTGAACAGAAATGTAAGGAACAACCGCGCGGTTCATGCCGCACCTGCCGCATAACCGCCCTTACGAACCAGTCGATTGCCCAACTGACCCGCTTGGCCCACCATGGTTGTTGCAACACCACACATGGAGGACTCGGATGTCCGATGATCAGAAAAAGCTGGAGCAGCGCCTTGCTCGCGTCGATCAGCAGATAAATGCAGTACAGGATGTACTGTACAGAATATGCCGGACAATCCGGACGGACCTGCCGCCTGATGCCCGCAAAGCACTGATTTCTGAACTGGAGGGATCGGGTGCATCATTGAATGAATCCGAAAATGGATTGGCGGACGAGTTGGCGACTATTTTGCGGGGGCACCCAAGACAGGCGGAGTAGGAGGTGCTGAGTCGCATTCGGCCTCATAAATGGCCAATCGAACCGATTGGATGCTGAACAAGACATCCCCCAGATCAGCAACTGCGCTACGGGTCCGCTGCCGCTCGGCGTTACCAATCGGCGCGTCACGGATTTCCGCAGCTTTGTCAGGGTCTACGGCGCCAAGCATCTGAAGCGCTTCGGTCTCCAGTCGCGCATATTCCGCCAACTGTCGCCGCATGCGGGATTTGAACTCATCGACAGCATCCAGCAGCGTGCGCGCCTGGACGGCGCGAACGCGGGCTTTCTCAATGCCTGCAATCAACTGGGTCCGAAGAGGGGATTGATCAGTCATGCCGCACCTCGTTCATCGGCTGCGCCCGCACCGAACACGTCGGGACGGATGATATGAGAAGGGATGCCACACATGCGCGAGACCGTCCGAACGTGTTCCGCAGGTACGCGCCGCCAGCCGATGACGGTGGCGTGGTGACGCCCGACAGCTTTCGCCACTTTCAGGGGGCCGCCTGCGCGGCGGATGATCTCACGCGTGTTCATAGAAGATAGTTGGCATATCCAACATATCCCGATCAAGCATTTTGTTTGGGAGACCCAACACATCATGTTGGAAATTTAGCCATGATCAAGTCATGAACCCATCTATCGCCTCTCGACTGACCGCCTTGCGCCGCGCCTTAGCTGAAAAGCTTGGCAGGAAAGTCTCTGCACAAGAGGTCGCTGACGCCGTTGGTATCTCACGCAGCACATTATCTGGGTATGAGCGTGGTCATGATCGCCCAGGTAGAGAAACGTTACTTGCGCTTGCCACCTATTACTCTGTTTCCGTCGATTACCTTGCCTCGGGCGAGATGCCCGCGGTCCAACATCCCGATAATGTCGCGCAGAATGGTGAGGAGGCTCTCTTGCTTGCGCTCTGGCGCAGAATGGATGAGGACCAGCGCCGGTCGTGGCTGGGATTGCTTAGAAGTATGATCCATATTGACGCCGCATAAAATACATAGGTGCCTGTTCAAGGTGCATTCAGCATGCGTCCAACATCTCACGGAAAGAACATAATAGGAACAATATTAAGTAAATAAAACATATTTGATATTGAAATATATATATTAAGGTATTGTAGTTATGAATAAAATATCAAGAAATCTCGCAGGATTTGTTTTCAGTGCCACTTTATTGATGCCATTCGTAGAGTCATTGGCTGCGTCTTCTGAGCGGGTTATCGAACATGCAGGCGACTGGAGTGATGTTTTGGTTAATGAAAAAGCCCTTTGCATTACATCAGAACAAAATGACTTAAAAATACAGATTTATCCTTCTCCGGACAGAAAATCTCTTTATCTAAAAATATTCCCGAAACAGTCTTTTGGACTGGATGGAATTTTCCAAGCCGGAGATTTTTCAATACCTCTTAATTATCTACAATCACCAACACCCGCACCAGTTTTTGGAGCAATCATAACCGCAGACAAAATGATGGCGTTTGTTCATGGATTTACATCATCCAGAACTGCTCTTGTAAAAATCAGTGATTCTGAAAATACAATATCCTTGGCGGGCACTTCGCCTGCTATTGATGGTCTGATTTTTTACGCTCATGAGCATATACTTAACCTTCCTAAGCCGTTTGGAGACGAAGGAAGCGAAGAGAATAATACAGACAGCAGCACTGTGCCTACCGAGATATTTCCAGATTCTGAAATTCCAAAAGACGAGACCAGAAGCAATGCCACTTCTGCAAAATGTGCAGATGATTTCCATTCATGCAAAGACAATCAGGATTTAGTAAATAATTACAACAATATATATAAAGCCAAGGCCGATTGTAAAATAAAAGCTGAAGACTCTGCGCAATATGGAACCCCACAATGGCCGGGATTTTGGTCCGGTGGCCCATTCGGTTCGTTCCAAATGGGGCAGGATGCTCCAAAAACAGGCTTAATTACATTGGTTGAGTCGAACGCTCAATTTCAGAATGGGTATGGTGCGATGGTCCACTCGACTGTTATCTGCACCTATGATCTCAATAAAAGCATCGTTCGAAATATTGAGATAACGGCCCATTAAGACCACGATACATAGACGCATTAAAAGCGTTGGCAAACCCAACTTATCTCTTGACCGGAAGTGTTGGTTTGTCCAACAATCCTCCATCACATCATGTGATGGAGGTTTTCCATGTCAGATATCGTCATCATTCCCATCGGTTCCTTCGCACCCCGCCCGCGCCTGGACGCCGTGCAGGACATCGTCCTGCGCCGCCAAGCGGCAGAGGACGCATTAAGTAAGGCGATCCCTCAACATGGCGACGGGACCGTTCTGCTGATGTCCGAACGCCTCGCCCTGCGTAGGGCCATGCTGAATCTTTCGCGACTGATGGCAGAGGAGGAAGCCGAACTGTCCCGCATTGCACACCGGCGCGCCATCGTCCGCTTCGCCGGGAATGAAGGGCCGGCAGCATGACCCATGATTTTACCCCCACACCCGCGACCGATCTGGTGAAGCGCCTACCGGACTCATTACAGATCGCCGCACTTAACCTGCATTCCCAGTTCCGCACGTTTTTCCTGACGGTCAAGGATTACCGCGCGGCGGGACAGCATGGCACTGCGCGTGCCCACGCCCGGCAGGCCGACGCCCGCATGCGTGATCTGGAAACGCTGGTCATGACCACCTTTCGCGCTGATGGCCCGGAAATCGAGGCCCAGAATTGGGCGCGTCGTAATGAAGGGAAGGTGCGGTCATGAGCAATCGCCACGCCTCCCCACCCGCAGGAGGCCACGCCATGATGCCGCTGTCAGGACGGCAGGCCGAACGCCTGCGCGACCGCCTGCCAACGGCCGAGGAGGTTGCGGCCTATACCCTGCTGTTTTCGGTGATCTGGGGTGTGTTGGTGCTGTTATTCGTCGGGTGCCTGCCATGAGGAAAGCGCCATGACAGAACCTCGACGCATTGCACCTGATATTTTCCGGGACATGCAATTCGGCAAAGAAATCTACGACGTCGAGATCCTCGGCACCGGAAATGGTCAGTTCATCGGGCTTGTCAAAGAGGACGGCAGTCCATGCCGGATCGCGTTCAGGGGCAGCACCGTGATGCGCGACGGGCGCAGGGTCGGGCTGGCGCGTGGATCAATGGCATGGACGGCCCCCCATGATGATGCCTGACCGACTTCCATTCTGGCCGCGCTACCTGACCAAAAAACTGGCGGCGTTCTATCTTGGGGTAAGCGCCTCGACCTTTGATGACGAGGTGAAACAGGGGTGGTGGCCCCCTGCCCGGCCCCGCGGTGGTCGAGGAGGACGGTTAACGTGGGACCGCATGCTGCTCGACCTATATGCCGACCGCGCTTCCGGGATCGGGGTAGGGGCACCGGCTGCAACCGGCGCCCCCGTTCCTGCGGAACGCCTGGTCACGACGCCATCTCTAGTGGAGAGAATGAATGCCACGCTTCCGCAGAACCGGACTGAACATCGTGCGCAAGAAACGTCACGACGGTTCGGTAATTGAATATTTCTATGATCGTGCGACCAAGAAATTCCTTGGTCATACGCGTGAGGCGGCCCTTGAGCGCCTGAACTTTCAGGACCCATTGACCGAGGCGGGCATTGTGCCCGGATCCATTAGCGCCCTGATCGTGGATTACCTGGCCGACGAAGAAGCGCAGAGCCGCCTGCGCGCCAGCACCCGGCGACTGTATCGCGGGTATCTCGACCGCATGCGCGATGATTGGGGCGACATCGCGGCCAGGGCGATTACCCGACAGGAAATCATGGCGATCAAGAAGCGCATGCTGGGCACCCCGCGCAAGGCCAACCAGATTCTGTCGCTGTTGCAGATCCTGCTGGCCCGCGCCAAGGATCAGGGCATTGTCAGCGAAAATGTCGCAGAACGTTTTGGCCGATTGCGCATCCCCAGCCGTGTACAGATCTGGAGCTATGAAATGGAGGACGCGTTTGTAGAGCGCGCCCGGCCGACACTCCAGTTGGCTTACATGCTCCTGCTCTATACCGTTCAGCGACCGAGCGACGTGCTGTCCATGGATGCGTCGCTGATTTCGGAACGCAATGGGCGCCTGTTCATTGCCCTGCGCCAGTCCAAGACGGGCACGCTGCTGGATGTTCCCATCCATGAAAGGCTGGCGAGTCGCATTCGTGAACGGATGCGACAGATCGAGCAGGAAACGGCAGGCAGGACCGGCAGGAGGGTCACCCGGACAGGCAGCCCTGCCCCCCGACTGCAGGTGCCAAGCCCGACGGGCCGGCCCTGGGCCCGACGCAATTTCAGCCGTGCGTGGGACCAGGTCGTGC